TTCCTGGGCGTAGCAGTCGTCGCCCACAAGAAACCCGCGAAGATCAAAGCCACGCGTCGCAAGCCCGAGGTCCTCTGGCCAGACGTCATCCCTGAATGGATACTCGTGGAGGGCCATGCGTCGGCCGCCGCCGCGCTCGCTGTCAAAAACACCGAACGGCACGCCACGGAAACTGGCGGTCTGGAGGTAATCGAGCCAGCTCATACCGGATGCCACTGGCCGTCGATGGCGCTGTGATACATGCCTGGATGCACCCCTGCGTCAGGCATGGCTGTCGCCGTTTTCAGGTTGGCCGTAACCCCAGGACTTGCCTGACGCTGTCGCGCGCGAACCGTGCCATCGTGATTGACGTTGATGTCGACCACGACATGCCCATCGCCGCCGTCAGCGCTGCGTGGGGCAACGTAGACTTGGTCGGCAGATGATCCCGGGACCCGATGCCGATCGCCGCCATTGGCGCTCTCGGGGCTGACGTAAAGCGGGGCGTCCGAACCAGCCGGGGCGGCGGACGGCAGATCCTTGAAGATCTCCTGCCACTGCTGAGCGTCGGCAGTACGATGCACAATGCTGCCCGTGGGATCGTCCTTGTCGGCCGGTGCCAGATAGTCGTGCATCATGAGCTGCGTCGCCCTCTGGACATCCAGCTTGCCGCTCATGAGTTGGTCATAGACCTTCGGATAGTTGTTCTTTATCTCTCGCATGAAGAAGTCGGTCTGCTGAGCAATTCCAGAATGATGGATGTCGACGCCTTCGGCCTGTTGGAAGAGCTTCTGACGGTCGGCCTCCCACTGAAATAGGCCAAAGCCAGGGCCTCCGCCGAGCTGGGCCTGCTGTGGGTTAATGCCGCTCTCGACTGCTGCATTGCCGAGGGCTGCCGCGATGAAGGATGGTGGCGCGCCCTGCGCGCGCATGTCGGCGGCAACCACCGCGGCATTATCGGCCTCGGATTTGATCTGAGCCCCACTCTGGCCGAGCGTGTCCTTGTAGGGCCCCGATGCGCGGCCAGCGTTCCAATGATTGATGGTGTCGAGCACTCCAGCGACGTCGATCGCCGCAACGCCCCCGAGCGCGGCCCATCCGAGCGCACTGGTCCCGGCTGCCGTTGCAACGTCGCCGGCAGCTGCGGCTGCCGGCTTTGCGCCACGGCCCAGAACCGCCTTTAGACCCTTAAAGCCGAGAGACGACGCAATCAGTCCAAGCGAGCCCGCGAGGGCTGCAAACTCGCTCTGGTGATTGTCGATCCAGTCTGAGAGATCGTTCAACGCTGGCGTGAGCTTCGGCCCGATGTTGGCTGCGGCAGCTTCGGCCGCGCCGGTGATTGAATTCTCCAAGTGCGTGAAGCCGGTGGCCAGCTGGTCGAGATTACCCAACTGCCCCGCACTGACGGAGCTTTTCATTCCTTTCGCCAGCTCTCGCTGGACGTAGGCCGGACCGCGAGTCAGGAAGTCCTGGGCGAAGGCTGGCGTCAGGTTAAAGGTCTGCTCGGCCAGTTCCAGGGCAGAAGCCTTAGCCTGCCCGTGGAGGCCCTGAAGCTTGGTGCTGATGCCGATGAGGATATCAGCGTCCGACTTGTATTTCTTCTGCCAGTCGGCGCCGAGGATCTGTGACGCCCCGGCGTTGGCCGGAGAATTCTTGAACCGCATATCCGAGACGGCCTTCTCCAGGCCGCTGATGCTCGATGTGGCATCTTCGGTCGTCGCGCCCGCCGACTTTGCTGCGTTCTGCCAGGCACCGAGCTCCTGCGCACCCATATTGATGCCGCGGGCAGCATTGACCTGGCTCTGACCGATATTCGCGATCTCTCGGGACAAGGCCGTCATACCGGCGATCGTGGCGCCACCGGTGATCACGCCCAGCGGGTCGACGATGCGCGAGACGTTCTTGAACAGCTCAAAGCTAGATTTGGTCGCGTTGTCGAAGCCCTTCGTCAGCTTCTCAATGCCGTTCTGCCGGCTCATCGATTGCAGCTGTTGCTGGGTCTTCTTCGACATCCCGACAACGCCAGCCATCTGCTTCTCGGAATGGGCGATCGCCGCGTCGAGCGACGTCGTCCTGCCGGTAATGGCTACGGCAATTTGCGGAGTGGACATGGATCAGCTCCCGTTCGTCGGGCTCGCCTGCGCTCCCGTCGTCGTGCCGTCGCTCGCCGCAGACCATGCGGCGCTGTAGAGGAACGGCGCGGAGGGCATCGGCGCCATTGCCTCGGGCGGCATGAGCGTGAGAATCGCCCGCGTCCCGTCGCCGTCCCGCACATAGGTCACGTTGGTAATCAGAAGCGTCTTCTTCGCAACCTTGATACTCGGCAGGTCAACCGGCACGAGCCAATTTGGCGTCCAGAGGTTGCCGCCGCTATCGCGCCAGCTATCGACCGTGACGGTGACAATCTGCGATCGGCCCCAGCGCCGCGCCATTTCCCATTGCACGCGTTTCGGCACAACGTCGTTCATGCCGTTGCCCTGCTCTGAGACGATCAGGAGAGGGCGGTAGCGCGGCTGTCCGTCAGCGCGGGCCGGAAGGTGGTTGTCGACAGCAAGGACGTTCTGGCCGTACGTGTCCTGCACATAGGGAATAGTTGTCGTGCCACCGCCATCCTGCAGGATCGAAGTGTCCTGATAGATCGCACCAATCTCGCTGTAGACCTGAGAAACATCTGCCAGGCTCTCGAACTCCTGGGCGTTTTGACCCTCGGCAATGCCGCTGCGATGGGCATTGTCCCCCAGTGCGGCGATGATCAGGTTTCCGTCCGTTCCGTCATAGGTGAGCTTCTGAGCCCAGCGCGCGATCTCTTCGAGGAACTCGTAGCCGGTCTCGGTGAGGACGAGCATCCAAGCTGGGATGGCAGCACTATCTCCGTCAGGAGCAGTGACAGTGATGCCAAAGGGCGTGCACACGATGTTCGCCATGGAGACGAGCGTGAGATTGTTGAACTGCCACTGCTTGGTGAACCCAGAACAGTCCACAATATCCGCAAGCTTGGAGCGCCCTGCCACGGTCATCTGGTGCTGCTCGGGGGTCACACTGCGCTTTACGCGCTCCGCATAGCCGGTGATGATGGTGTCGGATCCGATCTTCACGACAGCAGGCGAGCCGGGCTTGATATCGACCTCGTTGCCTTCGCCAGGGTAGCGCTCGGTTCCGATCAGCGAGAAGCTCGACGGCACGGTCTCGATGCCGCGAGAGATGGAGACACCCTCCCACCCACCCCAGGCAGTCGATCCGACGACCACCGTCACGTCATCACTCATCGGCGGCTGATCCCTTTTGACCTCTCGCGCGCTCTCTGCGCAGCGTTCCAGCAGCCGATCCAGAGATGAAGGAGGTCCAACTCCATCTCATCTACGTCCCGCGGCGACCATCCCATCTGGATGGCGAGTTCTACAGCTCGTTCGTAGGAGTCTCGGGACGATGCAACAAAAAAGGCTCAACGAAACTCCATGCCTCATTGAAGATGTCGCAATCGACTTGCTCGATCGTCTTGTCCTGGACGCCGCAGCACCGGGCAAGAAGTGCAACCCGGTATTTTTCTTCGGCCTCCATATTCACGCCGTTCCTGGCATAGGCCGCGGCCTGCCGTTTGGCGCCCTGGGTCGGCACGGAAATCACGAGCGCATCGATTTTCCGGTTATCCTCCAGAATGGGGGAGGGTAGATCGATGGTAAATTTTCTGGGTCCGACGCGCATCAGGCGCTCCTTGTCAGAACTTCGTTGACGTTCTTGCCTTCAAAGCGAACGCTGAAGACGCCCTCCGCGACCTCGACTTCGCTCGGATCGCCGGCAAACCACATGCCGGTTCCGGACACGGTTTTGCCCGCGGCAGTTTCCAGCACCACCGTGGACGCGCGCTTGGCACAGATCGTGGCGACGCTGAGATTGCCGTGATCCCGCACCTGGGCGGCGATGAACCCGGCCCGGGGCTTGCCAGAAAGACCCTGGATTCCGTTCAGGCCGGAAACGGTCTCGATCTGAAGATTGGCTGGGGAATAGCTGGCCGTGATGACGTCCATCACCTCGCCGTCGATGGTCAGCGAGGCAATGCCCGCTACCAGGTCGGTCGAGCCGATGTAGCTGTTGTAGGCGGTGCTGCCGCTCATACTTGAAGGCTCCTGCTAAGGGTTCAGGATTTGACGAAGGCGACCTTGAGCGCGAGCACGCGGAGCTGGTTCGCTAGGTCGAAGGGAAGCAGCATGGCGACGACGCCATTGCCCTGGTTCTCGGCTGTCGCGGTCGCAGCGAAAACGTCGTAGTTCTGGGCGATACCATCATTACAGTAGGTCTGATATCGCGAGATGACGTCGGCCAGGATTGTGCGCGCTGTGGTCATAGCCGAGCCACCGGCAACCGGCGTACCGTCCGCCACCAGGATCTTCCTCCCATATTTGCTCTGGAGGTAGGTCCGGAGGTCGCGAATGATATAGGTCAGCGTGTCCATCGTCTCGACGTCGCGATACGAGTTGTCCGGAGCGCCTTCGGCATTCGTCGTGTAGGTCGTGACCATGCGCTCCAGCACGGTCTGGTTGGCGCCCGCTACCTTGATCGTCGAAACGCCATCGGTCAGCGCAATATTCCGATCCGAGATGTCGAGGCGGAAACTGATCGGAGGCGCCGGCATGTTCAGGGTAATGTTCTGCACCGGTAGCGCGGGATTGGCGCGGCAGCTCACCGCCCAGGCGCCACCGGCATCCGCCGTGCAGCGATACATCGGCCAGGTTGTCTTGTAGGCGCCGAAGACGCTCAAATGCTGATCGTTCAGCAGCGCGACGAACGCGGCCTGGGAAGACAAGTTGCCGTTGTTGAACGCCATACCATGGCCGAACAGCTCCTGCTCCCAGCTCCATCGGCCAGATGCGTCATCCAGCAGGGCAGCGATGAGCGGCAGGTTCGTCGCATCGTTCAGGCCAGACAGGATGAAATCATAGGACTGCGCGCCAAGGGTGGACAGGGCCGTCGCGATCGAGGGATTGGCGACGCCCGTGGCACCCATATTCGTCACGCTGAAGGCGAGGGTGACGCCGGCGGGCGTGGACTGACCCGCCGCCGAGCCGAGATAGTTCGCCTGCAGGTCGATATCGGAGCCCGAGACCGTGAGGTCACGCGAGGTGAAAGTCACCACGCCCGCGGCGGCCGTCGCCGTCACCGGCAGCGTTGGGATCAGGGACAAGCTGCATGCCGCCGCGAAGTTTGCGGCAATCGCCGTCGCGGTATCCCCAGCCGTCACCGGGCACGTCACCAGCTGGCCGGCGATGTAGACGTAGAGATTTCCGGAGGCCGTGGCAGGACCGGTGACCGTCATGGTCGCCGTCGGCGCGCTCCCGCTCGTCGGCATCGCGATCGGCAACACCCAAAGCTCGCCGAATGGGTCCTGGTTCCGGTAGTCGGCAACCATCATGTAGGCCATGGAGCCGAAGCCGAAGAAGACGCCAGCATCGGCCTTCCCGGACACCAGGATCGCGGTGCCCGCGACTGCCGTGCCGCTCGTGAACTTCGTCGCGACGATCAGCGTGCGATAAATCTGCCCGGTGGTATTCGCGCCTGAGGCGTCGACCTCGGCGGCGACCATCGGCACCAGCAGCGTGGTGACCGGGATATTCGAGAAGGTGATCGAGCCGCTCACTGGTGCGTCTCCTCAGCGATGGTGGCGGGAACCGGCGCCGTCTCGGCACCCTCGGCGGCCGCAGCGGGCTCGACGCCGGCAGGCTCGACGGCGGCCTCAGCAGGCGGCTTCTGCGTCACGTCGCCATGGGCGATGCGGCGCAGCCAGTAGAAATCATTGTCGCCGACCTCGTAGCCATCGGCAGGGATGATGGCGCGCGTGCGCGGGTCCCGGACGCGACCGCCCGCAACTGGATAGACCTTCATGGTGATTTCCTATTGAGGGATGGGCGCGTTGAAGCTGCCGAAGCTGCCTTCGGGTCCGTTGACCTGCACGTCGACGAGCGGAACGCCGCCAGGCTGGTAGCGCTCGGGATATTGGAAGGTGAAGTCGATCTTCGCTTGGGCGACGCCGGCGAATTCGCCCTCGGAGCCGTATGCCGTATCCGTCTCGACGCCCGGGGCATACTGGATGCCCATTTGGCGCAGCGGCATGTTGCAGACCACTGCGGCAATGATTTGCTGCGCAAGGTCGTCGATCATGCGTAGAGCCGTCTCCGGGCCGCCGCGCACGATGCGCGCGAGAACCTCGATCGTCGTGGTGGTCGTGTAGGCCAGGGCGCCGCTCCGGACGGGCTCTTTGCGATCCTTCAGCGCATAGACGAGGATCTGGCCGGTGCCGAGCGTGTCAGGGGTCGAGGGCCAATCTCGTGCAGTCGATACCTCGCTCCCTGCCGCCGTGTAACCCTTGATCGAGGCTGCCACGGCGTCTCTGATCTGGGGGCGTGTCAGTCCGCTCACGGCTCATACGATCCCAAGTTGAGCAGGAGCTTCGCGTGGCCATGGCCATCCTCGCGGACCTCCTTCACGGAATAGATCTTGTCACGAATGACAAGTTCCATCCCCTGAAAGGGGGCAACCGGCATGGCGGAGAGCTGAACACCAAGCACCGGCTGGCGCATGGTGATGTTGATGTCGGCGATCACCTCGCCACCGAGCGCCGGCAGTTCGAGATAGGCGGAATCGAAGACGCCCTGGAAGGTCCGAGGCGAGGGCGATGCCTCGGCAAGCTCGACCGTTTCTCCAAAGACGGCGATGGTCGGGCCGATCACCAGGGCGTCGAGGTCGATCATTCTGTT